AATGAAAAAATTTGAAGATTCAATCATTGAGGGTTTGAAAAATGGCAAATTGGCGTTTAAAGATTTTGCAAATTATGTTATTGAGCAAATTTTAAGAATTGCAATACAAGAAGCAATATTAAAACCAATTACAGGTGGGGTAGAAAGTTTCTTTAGTGGAATATTTGGAAGATCAATAGGTGGTGGTGTAAACAAAGGTCAGCCATATAAAGTTGGAGAATCTGGAACAGAGTTATTTGTTCCTCAACAAAGTGGAAAAATTATAAGCAATAATGATTTGCAGAATATGGGTGGAAATCAATCAGCACCTACAGTCAACTTTAATATATCAACAGTTGATGCTGCTGGCTTTGATCAGTTATTAACATCAAGAAAAGGATTGATAACATCAATCATAAACAACGCCATGAATAATCAAGGCAAGATGGGGATTGTGTAAATGTCTGGTCAATTTCCAACAGACCCTAACTTTAGAACTTTAAATTTTAAAGATAACAGACCAACGCTTTTGAACCAGACTTTATCTGGTAAAAAACAAGTAAGACAAATAGGCTCACAATATTTTTCTTTTACAGTGGGGATGCCACCTTTACAACAAGAAAAAGCACAAGAGATATTTGCATTTTTACAAAAGCAAAAAGGTTCTTTTGAGGACTTTACTATTCAAGCACCATTAGACAATTTAGGTGCAAGCAAATTAGAAACAGATATAGTTGTTAACGGAGCTCATACCTCTGGCGATAACACAATAGCAATGGATGGTTTTTCACAAACCACAGGAGCATTAAAGGCTGGAGATTATATTAAGTTTGCTAATCATTCTAAGGTGTACATGGTATCTGAAGATGCTGATGCATCAGGTGGAGCAGCAACAGTAACCATATCTCCAAATTTAGTAGCATCTCTTGCAGATAATGAAGCTGTTACTGTAAATAAACCTAGCTTTACTGTATATCTTGAAAACAATGAAATCATGTATTCAACAGATGCTAGTGGTTTTTACAGCATTTCATTTGACGTTAGAGAGGTTATTACCTAATGCCTAGAAGTCTATCTGCTGCTTTACAAACACAAGTATCATCTACAGCAACCAAGACAGCTTTTCTGGTTGAGCTCAATTTATCTACAGTTATAAGATTAACTGATTGGTATTCTGATGTAACTTACGATTCAAATAATTATGAAGCTGGTGGTTCTTTTCTTACAATTGATTCAACAACTGAAACTGGTCAACTGCAGGTTAATGAAATCAACATTGGTTTTTCCAACATTACAGATCAAGTTAGATCGTTGGTGCAAAGTGGAGCATTTACAGATAAAACAGTTGAAGTTTATTTGGCTTATTTTGATGTAAACGAAAGCATCGTTGGTGCAATTAATTTTTTTACAGGACAAATAAGAAATGTATCTATAAATGAAAATATAGATAGCTCAAATTTATCTATGGTTGTTGCTAGTCATTGGGCAAATTGGAATTTAACTAAGGGCAGGCACTATTCTGATGAGTCTCAGCAATCTTATAGCTCTGGTGATAGAGGTATGGAATTTGCTACACAAACAAAAGAAGATGTTAGGTGGGGTATGTAATGAATTTTTTTGCTGCTGTTGGTGAATTTTTTAAAGCTGCTTGGGCACTCTTTGCCGAAGCCAAATTAATAACACAAATACAGGTTACTCTAACAGCAGCAACTTTAGTTGTAGGTGTTAAAGGGTTTATGCAGGCTAGGGCAATGCTTGCCAAAGGTCAAGACATACTTGCCAACAAAACTTCTGCTGGTGGCAAATTACCAGTTATTTATGGCACAAGAAGGGTTGGTGCACAAATAATATATATGGATGTTAGTGATAATGATTCAAGAGATTTATATGTTGTTTATGCTCTTTCAGTTGGTGAATGTGATGAGATTTTGGGCAGAACAATTGAGCTAGATGGCAACCCAATAACTGATCCAGCAAGGTTTAGAGATGGTGGTTACATTGGATCAGACAAGATATCTTCTGGCTCAGGTTCTTTAAATACAGCATCTCAAAATGGTCTTGGAGTAGAGCTAACTGCTGGAACTTTTGGCACAGACCCAACATCAAGATATAGATATGTTTTTAATTTACATCATGGAGCTGCATCACAAACAGCAGACCCCATGCTTGTTGCATCTATGCCTAATTGGACTTCAGCACATAGACTGGATGGAGTTTGTTACATAGCAGCACACTATGGCTATGATAAAGAGGGAATGTGGCGTGGCGTTCCACAATTAACAGTACAGGTCAGAGGAAAGAAAGTTTTTGATCCTAGAGACAATACACAAACATTTGGCACTGTATCTACTTATAAACATTCAGACAATCCAGCCTTATGTTTTTTGGATTATATTACTGACAATGAAGTGGGTAAGGGATTAACAGAATCACAAATTAATATGCCTACATTCAGCTCTGCTGCTAATGTTTGCGATACTTTGGTTGATCAACCTTACTTCGATGGTTCTGCTGTAAATACAACATTTAGTGCAACTTCTGGAAATGATTTTCTTTCAATAGATGGAACATTTGCAAATCAAAATTGGTGGCAAAACAAAATTGGAGAAATATTAAGCATTTATGATGCTAATGGTGATGGTGTAATAACAGAAGCAGAGATTAAAGATGTTCACAGAAATGAGTTTTTTGATGAAAATGCAGAATATCTCGTTTATCTTAATGATGTTTTTTCTTCAACATATACACAAGAAGCAGGTTCTTCTTTAGCAAAAGTTAAAAGATTTCAATGTAATGGTTACTTAGATGCAAATAAAAACGTCATGGATAATGCAAAAGAGTTGCTTGCTAATATGCGAGGTATTTTTCTTTACATAGATGGCAAGTATGAGCTTTCTATTGAAGATACAGGCTCATCAACATTTAGCATTAATGAAAATCACATAATAGCTGAATCTGGTATAGGTGTTGATTATGGCAACAAAGATAAGAAGGCAAATAAGGTTATTGTTGAATTCTTTAATGCTAATAAAAAATATGAATTAGATACAGCCACAGTTTTACATGATGCAACGCCTAACTACACCTCTGATGATGGTGGTGAGGTCTTAGAAGTTAAGGCAGAGTTTCCTTATGTTTCTGATCCTTACATTGCCTACAACATGGCAAAGGCTATTTTAACCAGAAGTAGGAATCAGACCACAATGCAGTTTATGGGTACTCCTGAGATGTATAACCTTAATGTAGGAGACATCGTTGATCTTACCTATGCAGGACTAGGATTTAATGGAAAGTTATGCAGGGTGGAAGCCTTAGAGCTTCAGTCAAATGGTTTAGTTGCAGTCAGTCTAATAGAATACTTTGATGTTTATACATGGGAAGTTCCACCACAAGAACCAGTAGAAGAACTATCTAATCTGCCTTCAGCTTATGCTGTAAAAGCACCAACAGGCTTATCTTTTACTGATAGCAATGCAAGCTCTACAAACAGACCTTTTCTTTCTTGGGATGAGCCTACAGACTTTCCAGACCATGAATATAGAATTAATGTGGTAGATAGCTCAAGCAATGAACTTACAAATAAAATTGTTGATACTGAATTTTGTGATCTTGGTTTTATTCCAGTGGGTTCAAATTATGTTGCCAGCGTTAGCTCAATCAACACTCTTGGAGTTGAATCATCACCAGCCACATTAACTTTTAGTGTTGCCACAGCACCTGTAGATACTGCTGATGTTAAAGATGATGCTATTACTTTATCTAAAGCAGCAGCAGATTTAGTTGCTGCTATTGATGCAGGTGGAGCTGGTTCAACACAATTAATAAAATCAACATCAGCACCATCAACAAGGGATGATGGTAATGCATTGCAGGCTCAAGATTTATGGGCAGATACCGATGACAACAATCAGATTTATGTAAGAAATGCATCTAACAATGGTTGGGTAAAAGCCAGAGATTCTTCTTTGGTTACTTTGTATAATTCATTAAGCTCAACTGTTTCTACAAATAGCTCTAACATTGCTACAGCTCAGGGAGATATTGTTACTTTAACAACTGATACCTCAGCTAATGCAAGTGCTATCTCAAGCTTAACTTCTACAGTTAATAGCAACACATCAGCAATAAGTACAGAACAAACAACCAGAGCAAATGCAGATAGTGCATTAGCTGCTGATATAACATCACTAACTTCTACAGTGGGTGGTAACACATCTTCTATCACAACTAATGCTACAGCCATATCAACATTAGATGGCAATGCTTCTGCTGGTTATGTATTAAAACTTAATGCTAATGGCAAAGTAGCTCAGATGGTTCTTGGTAGCAATGCATCTTCTGGAACAGGTGCAACAAGTATTGTTGCTTTCTTGGCTGATACATTCAAGATTGATAATGATGCAGGATCAAGTGTATCTCCTTTTATTGTTAGTGGTGGTCAAGTATTTATTGATAATGCAAGAATCACTAACTTGGAAGGAAGCAGGATTGATGTTGATACTTTAAATGTTAAGCAATTTGCAAATACTAGCTCAAAAATTATCAGTCATTTGCCAGCAGGAACAAAATTTGATTTAGGTAGAGATGGTCAGGCTTATGTGCAAAGAACTGGAACTTACACAGGAAGCAATGCTGCATTTATACCAGTAACTATTACTGATGTAAGAAATAATGCAGGTTATGTAGCAATATTCTCAGGCGTTCTTGGTGATGTAAGTGGTGGCAGGGTGCAATATTCTTTAGACAATTCTACATGGGTTAATGCTAATGGTAATACCAATATCTCTTGGAGTGCTGGAACTTATAGGGGTTATACCTATGTTTACACAGGTCAAATAACAACCTTAAGCACATCACAATCAACTGTTTACTGGAGAGTTTATTTCTCAGGTGGTTACAACCATACACAATTATCTTTAAACGTAATGATGGATAACACACGATAATGAATACTTTTACTGTTTATGATTTAGCAACTGGTCAAATAGAATATTCAACAACAACTGTTGCAGCGATAAATGAAGTTGGCTTGCAAGAAGGTCAAGGAATTATTGAAGGAAATTATCAAGCAAACGAACATATTGTTGTTAATGGCGAAGCAGTTGCAAGAACAGATAACATATTAGAAATACTAAGATTAAAAAGAGATGCTTTATTAACTGAATCAGACTGGACTCAAGTCAACGACAGCCCTTTATCAGACACAAAAAAAGCAGAATGGGCAACATATAGACAGGAGCTAAGAGACTTACCATCATCTCATCAATCAACTACAAATTTTGATGATGTAGTGTTTCCAACTCAACCAGATTAAATATACAATAGGACAGAGGTAAATTAATGGCACAACACGATTACAACCTAGCCAATCAGAGTGGAGCTGACTTTAGAGCTGATTTAAACAATGCTCTAGCAGCTATAGCTACAGTCAATTCAGGGGCTACCGAGCCTTCAACTACTTTTGCCCATCAGTTATGGGTAGATACAGCAAATAGCGTATTAAAAATAAGAAACGCCGCTGATTCAGATTGGATTACTTTTGGCGTAAGCATTAGCTCATCCAATGTATTTACAGGCAATTTAACAGGAAATGTAACAGGTAATGTAACTGGCAATGTTACAGGCAATGTTACTGGTGATTTAACAGGCAATGCAGATTCTGCTGACGTATTAAGCACAGCAAGAACCATATCTCTATCAGGAGATGTTGTTGGATCAGTGTCTTTTGATGGTAGTGCTAATGTTGATATAGATACAGTTGTTCAAATTAATTCTATTACTCTTGGAACTGATACCACTGGTGATTATGTAGAAAGCATATCTGGTGGCACAGGCGTAACTATTACAGGTGGTACAGGCGAAAGCTCTACTCCAGTGGTTGCTATTGGTCAGGCTGTTGCTGTAACTAGCAATGTTACATTTAACACTGTTACAGCGACTGATGAGTTTATTGGTGATTTAGAGGGTGGTGTTAGATTTAGTGCAAAAGCCGATGGTGCTTTATCTAAAGGTGATGTCGTTTATATATCTGGCGTTTCTGGTGATGTGCCAACAGTAGCCAAAGCTAAGGCTGATGATGCATCAAAGATGCCTGCA